ATCCCCGCTTCCAGAAGATTTACCAGGACACCTACCGCCAGCTTCCCGATATGCTGGGCGAGGTCTTCACGATGGTCAGCACCAACGGCCGCAACAACATGACGTGGTCGAACGTCGGCACCCTGACGGACTGGGACGAGTTCACGGGAACGATACCGTACACCTCGATCAGCCAGGGATACGACGTGACGATGACGCCGGTCGAATTCGCCAAGGGCATGCAGGTCGATCGCAAGCTCTACGACGACGATCAGTATCACATCATGGATCAGAAGCCGAAGGGCATGGCCGAGTCGCTGCACCGCACGCGGCAAAAGCACGGCGCCCGCATCTTCAACAACGCCAACGGCGTGGACACGCTGTTCTACAGCCACTCCGAAGGCGTCGCGCTGTGCTCGAACTCGCACACCACCACGAGCGGCGCCTCGACCTCCACGGGGTTCGACAACCTGACGACCGCGAGCATGACGGCGACCGCCGTCTTCGCCGCGCGCCTGCAGATGGTCGGCTTCCGCGGCGACCAGGCCGAGCGCATCGAGATCCAGCCAGACGAGTTATGGTTCCCGCCCGATCTCTCGGAGCAGGCATTCGAGATCACCAAGTCCGCCGGCAAGGTGGACACGGCCAACAACAACCGCAACTTCCACGAGGGTCGCTACAAGACCTACGAGTGGCGCTACCTCACCGACACGAACAACTGGTTCATGTGCGACGGCCAGATGCGCCGGGCGTCCGTGTTCTGGTCGGATCGTGTCGCCGCGGAATTCGCGATGGTCGAGGACTTCGACACGCTGGTCGCCAAGTGGCGCGGGTACTGCCGGCACGGCATGACCTATATCGACTGGCGGTGGATAAACGGGGCGATCGTTTCCTGATGCCGAGCAAGTCGGCGAAGCAGGCGCGGACGATGGCGGCGTGCGCACACGGCGCAAAGCTGAAAGTCTGCAAGAAGATCCCGATGCCGGTGGCGAAGGAATTCAATCGCGCCGACATGGGGAAGCACAAGAAGCGCATGCCGACGCACCCGACGCGCTACTAGGAGAACCGAGATGGCGAATAAGTACCACGGAAGCGCATCGAACCCCTCGAAGCAATCCGGCGGCGAAGGCGGCGGCGGAAAGGCGCAGGGCTCAGGCGGCCCAGGCGGCGAGTCGAAGACCGGCCCGGACAGGTCGGGCGGCGCACCGAAGACGGGGAAACGCGGACCTTTTCATGTGAAGCAGTCGGGCCTTTAGCCCGGACTCGCAATCTCGGGGGCGCGCGAGAGCCTGAGCGAGTGACAAGCATCGTGCCGAAGGAGTAACGCTATGGGTTACATTACAAAGGTCGGAAGTTTCTGGGGAATGCTGCCAGAGACGAGCGGGCGCGTGTTCTGGGTCGCGAACGCCGATTCCTACACCGTCGAGGGGCGCAGTTACCCGGCCTCCGACGACAACGACGGCCTTTCCCCCGAACGCGCTTTTCGCACGATCGACTACGCAGTCGGTCAGACGACCGCCAGCGTCGGCGACGTGATCGTGCTGCTGCCTGGCGTGCATACGGTCACTGCAACCGTCACGCTGGACGTGGCTGGCATCACGATCACAGGGATTCCGGGCAGCGGGACAAGGGAAGCAGATCGCGGGCCGGGCGCGAGCGAACGTTGCCGTTCGCAGATCACGACTTCGGAAACCACCGGCAACATTTTCACTTTCACCGCAGCCGGAGATGATGTCGAGATCGCGTTCCTGCACTTCAACCTCATCACGGGGGGCGAGGGCATCAGGATTGTCCTCGGCGCCGATCGTCCCTTCATCCACGACTGTACGTTCGCCAATGTTGGTGCCGCGTCCACATCGTCGGAGTGCATCCACTTCTCCAGCTCCACCACGGGCTCGGTGAGCGGCGCTGTGATCCGCAACTGCTACTTCCTTACTACCCTCAACCAGGGGCCGGCCATCCGGGCACTCGGCACGGTATACGGACTGAAGATCGAGAGTTCCACGTTTGAACTCCGGGGGGCCGAGGCGTGGGACGACGCGATCGAGATTCTGGATGCTGGCTCGCTCGGCACGCTGATCCGCGATTGCGACTTCCAGGAACCGACCTCGGTGACTACGGTCATCACGAACTGCATCGACACGACCGGTGTTACGGTGGACGGAGCCACACACATCTACCGCTGCTATTTCACCGGGGATGCGAAGGTCGGCGTCAACTCATCGGCGACGGTGGACATTCTCGTGTCGAACTGCTGGTCGGCTGGTACGACCGCCGGGCGGAACAACGTTAACGCGGCAGCGTAACGAATGATCCATCTCACGGATTCCGGCTATCCAGCCGGAACGATCATCGTCGCAGCGGCCACCCAGCCGCGCTTCTACGAGTTCCAGATGTCGGTGGACAGCGTGGGCGCCCCGGTCGGGACGAAACTCTCGATTCAGCGCTCCTGCGACATCACGCAGAATTTCAACAACGGCGTGAACAACATGACCGGAGAATGGGCGTGGTTACTCGGCGACGATCACTCGTTCGACAAGAACCTGCTCATGCGTTTCCTGCGCCACAACGTCGATGTGGTGGTTCCGATCGCCCCGTGCAAGGTGCCGCCTTTCATGCCCTGCATGATGCATGCCCCGGAGGATCCATCGAAGGGCTTCTGGCAGGAGGACATGCTGCTCTACGATTGGGACGAACTGTCCGGCCCCGGCCTACTGGCGCTTCCCAAGGGCGACTTCATCGGCCAAGCAGGCATGCTCGTGAAAAAACACGTCCTCGACCGGATCGGCTATCCGTGGTTCAAGTGCGGGCAGCTCGACCCCGGCAGGCTTCAAGAAGACATGATGTTCTGCCACGAGATTCAGCAACTCGGATACACCGTCTGGGTCGATCAGGAAGTCGTGTTCGACCACCACTTTACGATGGGCATCACCGCGCGCAAGCACGAGGGAAAGTGGGTTCCTGCGATCAAGTCGGCCGACAACAGCGTCATGGTCCTGCCGGATGCGAAGCCCAGGCTCAACAAGGGTGAGGGTGCGCACTGGCACAAACTGCCCGGTGAGAAGGATTACCTGAAGGCGGTCGCATGAACCTGACCGACATCCATCCGAGCGCCATGATCGACACTTCGGCGAAGGTGTGGTCCTTCACCGTCATCGGCGCGGACGTTCGCATCGGCCGCAATTCGGTGATCGGGAGCCACTGCTACGTCGGCAAGGGAACCACCATCGGCGAGGGCGTCCACATCCAGACCGGCGTGTTCCTCCCAAACAACAGCGTGATCGAGGACTTCGCCTTCATCGGCCCGAACGTCGTGTTCACCGATGACCGCTACCCGCGCTCGGGAAACACTGCCTACATGGCCGAGCCGCCCCTCGTGCGCCGTGGCGCATCCATCGGTGCCGGCGCGGTGATCCTGCCCGGCATCGAGATTGGCGCCGCGGCGATGATCGGTGCTGGCGCGGTCGTGACCAAGGACGTGATGCTCGGGGATACCACGTGGGGCGTGCCCGCGCGCGCCAAGAACCAGACGATGCCCCAGAGGGCATAGGAGAAACGATGGAAGCCACCACCGCATTCGACACCAAACCACTCCTTCGTCCGCAGCAGGTCGAGGAGATGAAGGCCGAGGTTGCTTCGGCAGAGGCGAAACTCTCGAACCCGGCGATCCTGGACAAGGGCGAAGCCAGAAAGCAGCTCATCCGCACGCGAGCGTCGCTCGAATCCCAGACCCCGAAGCCGCCCGTCGATGCCGCCGAAGAAGGCCGCATGGTCACGCGCTCCAGACAACTCCTCGACCAGATCCTCGCCGGCATGCCGAGCCAGGAGGAAATGAGGAAGGCACCTCCGGGCGCCGTGGACAAGCACATGGGTTGGGAGAAGCGGAACAAGCCCGCGATCCTGGAGTGGAAGAACCTCCAGCTTCGCCTTCGTCCGGGCGAGCGCGAAGCCGCCAACCTGGAGCGCCATCGTCCCGTCTCCTCGACGCTCTCGATGGACAACGCCGTGGTGCAGGGCAAGAACTTCTACATCCCGGAGGGCGTCGGCGCTACCGTCACGTTCTCCGATGCCGAACTCGATCAACTGAATGCGCTCAAGCCAGGACTTCGCGATACCGTCGGCGCCATGTCGAACGAGCAGCGCCAGGTCGTGAAAGACATGCTCGCGCTCATGCCGGCGAAACAAAAGGCGAGCGCCAGAGATCGCCTGGCAGAGGAGGCGTAAGCCGTGTCCACGAAAAGCGACCGCGTTTACTCGAAGGGCGGCAACAAGCACTCGCAGCAGGCCGAGCCATCATCGGCGAACCGCGGCGCGGGAACGATTCAGATGCGGATCTTGATCGAGCTGCAGGTCATCTCGATGCTGCTCGCGAATGCCTACGAGGTGAAGCAGAATTTGGCGAAACTTCGCCAGGACGTAGCAGATTCAATCACATAGACGAAAGGACAGATCATGGACAACGAACTGCTGGTAGGCGTACAGAACAACACCGATGGCACGAAAGTCGTCGCGCGCGGCACGCGGGACGGTGGCCAGGTGATGCAATCCATGCACGGCCAGTATTACGAGGCCGCGCTGCGCGGCAACATGTACCACGCTTCCACCGTCATCGCAGGCAAGATCGTCTTGGTCGCCGCGGCGACGCTCGCGGGCGTCTTCACGGTCCATAACCCGCTCGGCTCCGGGAGGAATGTGGAACTCGTCAGTTTCACTTTCGGCCTGGACTCTGCGACCATCGTGGTCAATACCATCGGCCTGCTGATCCAGCGTAACCTCACCACCACTTCGGGCGTCCCGACCAGCACCACGGCCGGCTCGGTCCACAACCTCGGTATCGGCGGTGATCCGAAGGCGGCGTTCTATTCGGTGGCGACGCTGACCAACGTGGCGATCCCTGGTGCGGTTGGTTCGGCCGTGCCGATTGCGTTCTATCCGATGATCACCTTCCCGGCGACCGCCTGCACGGCGCCCGGCGACTACCGCCACTATTTCAACGGCAAGGTCATCCTCGAACCGGATTCGCTCGTGTCGGTCTGCTCGACCAACACGACCGCCACCGTTTCTCCGATGGCGATCGACTGGTCGGAATGGGCCGTATGACTTCGCTCTAATTTGTTTCTTTGGAGTGAATTGCAGTGCATCCACTTGCCGGTAGAAAGCAGTCGCCAGAGCACATTGCCAAACGCATGGTCGGTTGGCGTAACACTATCGACATGGCGAAATTGAAAGAACGGTGTAGGAGTTTGGGTAAAGCGCAGGTCGGAAAGGTGAAGTCCAAAGAAGCCATTGAGAAACAGCGCGCCAAGATAATGGGGCGCGCTAGGGAATGGATGACTGGGCGCAAACCATCTGTGGCCCCTCGTCGTAAGTCTGCTGCATATTGGGCGAAGCATCCAGAGAAACACAATCACTACGTCGATGGGAAGAGCCTTGAACGACATGGGGAGCGCAAGGCTGACATGAATCGCATCGAATATCGGCTCTGGCGCGAAAAGGTGTTTGCGCGGGACAACTGGACTTGCGTCCTATGCAATGAGCGTGGTGGCATCTTGAATGCGGACCACATTCTTCCATATGTTTCTCATGAGCATCTGAGGTACGACATTGACAATGGACGCACCCTTTGTCGCCCGTGCCACATGAACTTGCCAACGCACGGTGCAAAAGCGAGGTCGTTCGCGGTTACGCAAGGAGCGCCATAGATGTCAATCCCCGTAACGCTTACCGCGGCTGCGGTTCAGGCGATTGGGCCGCGTAAGGGGCTCGCGCTCTTTTTTCCAAGCACGACCACCTACACCATCCCGGCATCGGGCTGGTATCGCCTGTCCGCCCTTGGGGCCGGGGGTTCCGGCGGGGCGATCTTCACCACCACCACAGGGGGTACGTCATCCGGTGGGGGCGGCGGTGCCTACACCGAGTCCGAGGTCTATCTCGCTAAGGACACCGTTCTCACCATCACGATCGGGGCGGGCGGCGCATCGGCCGCATCCAGCATCAGCGCGACCGGCGTCGCCGGAGCTGCGGGAACCGCCACGACGATCTCCTGGTACGGCAATCAGATCCTGGCAGGCGGCGGTGGCGCCGGCACGTTCAACGTCACGAACGCGACCACGGTCGCGGGCGGGGTCGGTGGTCTGGCTTCCGGCGGGAACGTCCTCAATGCCAATGGCGGTGCTGGAGGTGCCGGTACGCACACCACGAACAACGCAGGCGGTGGCGGGGGCGGCGGCGCTGGCAGCCCATACGGTGCCGGTGCCGCAGGCGGCGCTTGCAGCACCACGGTCGCTGGCGGGGGCGGGGGCGGCTCGATTACCTTCGCTGGTGGCGCCGCAACTGGCACGACCTCGAACGGAGGTGGCGCAGGCACAGGTGCAGTCGGCGCGGCCGCGGCCTCAACGGCAACGAACGCGGGCGGTGCCAACCGGCTTTTGCGCACCGCAACAACCGCGAGCGCGGACGGCATCACGCGGGACGGCGTGACGGCCGGCTTCAGTTCCGGCTTCGATTCCATGACCGACCCCTTCCGCGGACTCACAGGCGGCGGCTCGGCCGGATCGGCCACGACCAGCGCGAGATCCGGGAGCGGCGCAGGCACGGGCGGCGCGCAGGGCACCTCCGGTATTCCGGGACCGCTTGGCGGCTCCGGCGGCGGGGGCGCTGCGGCGGCGACGGTCGCAAGCGCAACGCCATTCTTCGGTGGCGGCTCGGGCGGGGCGGGCTCGAGCCTTACCGGCCCGGCGACTTCCGGTGCGGGTGGCGCGGGGCTTGTCGCAGTGGAGAGGATCGGCTAAGGCGCGGCCATGAGCGCCACGACTCAGGTCACCACTTTCAGCGAGACGGATGTTGCGTGGGCGGCCGGTATGGGCAGGCGAAAAACTGCGCACTTTGAAACGCGAGTTGCCTGATCTAAAGGATGTGCGCTGATGGCTGCTAGCGAACAACCGAAAACATTTGCGGACCTTTACACGGCTCTCGAAAACGCAACAAGGGTGTCAACCGGGATAGCAGCTACAGAAACGCAGGCTAAAAGAGCGATAAATATCGCCTTGCATGATCTTCATCTCGGCCTCGACTATCGGCTCCCTTGGGCCGAGCGCCGAGCCGTCATTCGCACGCAGGACGACTACACGACCGGCACCGTCAGCACCACGAAGGGTTCGACCGCCGTAGTCGGCGCGAGCACGCTTTGGAGCACGAACAACGACTTCGGCGTGGATAACGCGCGCGCGAACGGGCGCATCGTCTTCTCGGGTAGCCGCACTCCCTACGTCGTTACGACCGTCACGGACGATACGAACATCGTGCTCGCCGAGCGTTTCACCGAGACGAGCCTTGCTGCTGGGTCCACTTACACGTACTACGAGGACGAGTACGACCTCGCCTCCGACTTCCTCCGGCCGATCGACATGCAGCGGTTCTCGAACGAGATGTCGATCGACCTGATCCCGCGCACCGAGTTCCGGCGTCGATACCCAGTCAATTCCACCTTGGGCCGGCCATCGGTCGCAACGATCCTCGACTTCGCTCCTTCGGGCTCGGTCACTCCGATCCGGCGCGTCAAGTTCGCCCCGGCGCCGAATGACATCTTCCAGATCCCCTATACCTACGTCACGGCGAACCTCGCTGTCAGTTCTGCCGGCGTGGCGGCTGCGAATCTCTCGGCCGACACTGATGAGCCGATCGTACCGCTACGCTACCGGCACGCGATTCTGTATCACGCACTGGCCGGCTGGTATCGGGACAAGAAGGACGACACCCGTTCGCAGGAAGCGAAGGCCGAATACGTGGACATCATGGCGCGGATCATGATGGATACCGAGGTCGGCGCACCGCGCCCGCAGCTTCGGCCAAGAGTGTCGCCCTACGTCCGCTCGGCCAAGTCGCCCTACTCCCGCGGAGGGATTCGCGGACGCTTTGACCGCGGCAACTTCGACAACATGGGCGATTGATGGCCGATCAGCCGGAAATCAAGCGCACCGCTTGGCTCACCGCCGAGGAGTTGTTCGGCTTGGCGACCGGCGATGCTTTCACTGGGACGACCGACGCGACCACGTTCCTGCGCGGGGACCGCACCTGGGCGACGAGCAATGCGACGATCGACGACCACATTGCCGCGACCGGCACCTCCGTTCACGGCCTGGGAACCATGTCCACGCAGGGCGCAGGAGCCGTGGCGATCACGGGCGGCACCATCGGCAGCGCCGTGACCGGGACCACGCAGACGATCGGCGACAACAGCACGAAAATTGCGACGACCGCCTACGCGGATCGCGTGGCGAGCACACTTGCTACAGAACAGGCGTCTACTTCCGGCACTGTGATTGACTTTACCGGACTCCCGGCGTGGGTGACGAGGATTACCGGAATGCTCGTCGGAGTGTCATCGAGCGGCACTTCGATCATGATGGTTCAGTTGCGCGGTTCAGGAGCGTTCGAGACGAGCGGATATTCTGGCTCGACGATGTCGATCAACACGACGCCGACGGTGATCATTTCAAGCCATTCCACCGGATTCCACTTGCAAGGTAACAATGGTGCAACCCTTGTGATCCATGGCACTTTCACCCTCACGCTTGAGGATGCGAGCGACAACACTTGGGCGTTTTCTGTGTGCTGCGGCCGTAGCGACGTTTCGACGGCTTCTGGTGGGTTTGGTGGCGGTACGAAGGCCATTACCGGGGCGCTGACTCAAATTCGCATTACGATGGTCAACGGCACGGACACCTTCGACGCAGGCGCAATCAATCTCCGGTATAGTTGATGGCCTCCAAAAAACAGGTCTTCCGGCATTTGTTTGGAGGTGGTTGGAGCACCGACTTCGGCCCCTCCGCAGACGTGGTTCCGAATGCGGGCGGCGACGTGATCTTCCCGTTCCTCGTCGATGCCGAAAACGTCTTCTATGAACTCGACGGTGGACCGCACAAGATCGGCGGTACGACGAAGCTCAATTCCTCTGCGGTTGCATCGGGCGCCGAGATCATGGGCCTGACCGACTTCTGGCGCATGGGAACGGGGGGCACGGGCACGCAGCGGCGCGTCCTTCACGCCGGCACCGTCATCATGGCGGACAACGCCGATGGGACGTTCGCCAACATCCGCACGGGCAGGACCGAGGATGCGATTCCCTCCTACTGCACGTTCGACGACCAGCTCATCATCGGCTCGACCTCGACGACCGACAATCCGCAAGCCTACGATGGGACGACCTGCGCCGACCTGGGGGGCACGGCGCCTAGGTTCTCGTTCGCTTGCGCGCACAAGAACCGCGTCTGGGCGGCAGGGGTCGCGGGGACACCCTCGCGCCTGCACTACTCCGCGCTCCTTGCCGAAGACGACTGGGTCGGTGCGACCGCAGGGTCCATCGACATCGACCCGAGCGATGGCGACCGGATCACGGCGATCGTCAGCCACAAGAACGACCTCTGGGTCTTCAAGGGACCGTACTACGGCTCGATCCACCGCATCACTGGTTCGGCTCCGACCGGCTCGGATGCCTTTGCCCGGATTCCCTTCATCCGCGGCCTTGGGGCCGTCTGGCAGAACACGATCTTTCGGTTCCGCGACGACGTGGGCTTCATGTGGTCGGACGGGAGCCTTCACTCGCTCAACGCGACCGCGGCCTTCGGCGACTACAACGAGGCGGCGCTTTCGCGTCCGATCCACAAGTACCTGCGCGAGCATATCAACTTCGCGTATCTCGCGAGATCCTGGGCGGCGACGAACGTGCAACGCTCGATCGTGCTCATCACGGTTCCGGTCGATGCGGGGACGTTCTGTAACCAGATCCTCATGATGGACTACTCTCGCCAAGACATCCGCTGGTCGCAGTGGCCGGCGCTCGATGCGACCTGCGTGGCGAGCGTGATCGACGCGACCGACAATAGCCGCCCGAAACTCTACATCGGCGGCTCCGATGGCTTCGTTCGCCGCACCGACGTTGCGAACCGCTCTATCGACGCCGCGACCTCGATTGCCGCGAAGGTGACGACGCCGTACACGAACTACGGCAACGCAATGCTCATGAAGACGCTTTCGGGTGCCGCAGTCGGCATCGCGCAGAAGAACGGCGACATCACTTTCAATTGGCAGTGCGACACGCAATCGCAGCAGACGGCGACAATCTCTCAGGCTGGCGGAAATATCCTTGGCGGCGGCGCAGGCAGTTTCACGCTCGACGATTTGACGCTCGGCCTGCTCGGCGGATCTCAGTTCGTGGACAAATTCATCGAGGAAGCGCACGGCGAGTACCGGTCAGTGCAATTCTCGATAACCCAAAACTCTG